GTAAATATATTTCTACCAAACCTTTCAATCTCTTCTTGAATGATTGTTTGCATCTGAGTAAGTTCACGCGCCTGTAACGCGCGACCACTCTTGAAAAGAATGCGGTGAAAATTATCACTACTGTCAAAGTCGTCTTTATATGTTGACGAAAAAACATTCGATGTAAATGTGTTTGGCATTATTCTTTTATCCTAAATTTGTATGACTATTTTTATGTCTTCAGTTTGGTCTGCTGTACGAGTTACCGCTGCTCTATTATCTATATATAACACGTCTCCAGTATTAGATGACAACTCTCCTGCTGTTAAACCAGAAGTTGCTACTGTTGCTGTACCTGTTCCATCATCTTCCGATATCTCATCTCCATCCGCAAACGTTCCATATCCAGTTTCATCAGTTTGATGATAAAATAATGTATCACCTTCAACTTTATCTACGATACCTTTAAATCCTCCTGACCCAGAACTTGATATAGTTTTATCTACGGTGAATGCATCGTTTGCTGCAGGTGTACCTGTAAAAGTTATTTTTCTTAATGCTATACCTGTAGTTGCAGTAAAGGCAGAACCTCCTACAGATTGTAAAGGATTTTTTATTAATCCAACTTGACGGAAATCATTTCCTACGATAAAGTCTCCACTACCTTCTGCGCCTGAAGGTTTAACAGCAAACATTATAGCACTAGAACGTAAATCATCACGAGGGTCTTTACCTAATCCATTTTTTGGTCCAAATATGGGTCTAATGACTGCTTCAGTGGTTGGTGTGCCACCTGATATACTTACTGTAGCATTAGTATAACCTGAACCTAATGGAAATTTAGGTTTGAGCACGCCACTAATACTTCCTGCACTATCGTCTGGTTCTACTAACGTCATAACTCCTGAAACAAAAGTAGGAATTGCGTGCGCGCCACTACCATCGCCATTGACTGTAAGTGTTACTGTTCCGGAATATCCTGCTCCTCCAGAAACAACTTCGTATCCTACAATCTGACCTGCTACTGCGGCACCCTGTATCGCAAATTGTTCAACGTCGGTTGCTTGTTCACCGCCTGATAATGCTCCTTGCAATTTTACTGGTAAGAAATTTGCTGCCATATATTTACTTGCATCTAATGCAGATATTGTATACAAAAACTTCCAAGCATATCCATCTGCTGTTTCAAAAGTTTCGCCACCATTATCGATGGTGACAGGTTCATTAACAGATACTTGCGCTGTACCAGCATTATTTTTTGATTGTTGAATACAAATAAAAACTTGATTGTTAGAGTTTATTACATAATATGTTTGTTGAGGATATCCTACCTGTTTATCATCATATGCTGAGTAAATAGTATTGGATGTCCAATTAAGACGAGGTACAACGAATGAGATATCCGCAACTTTCATAACAGACTGTAATGAATTTCTGAAATGTCTTTCTTCGTAATCTGTATTAACGGCAGTCGGAGCAGCGTCTGTTGCATTCCAATCTTCAGAACGACCTATACCTATGTAATAATTGTTTGCTGAACTATCAAAGTTATCCACTAATAATTGGATACTTTCCTTCTTAAATTTATTTGTTATTATTGCCATTTTAAGTTACTGTCCCAAGATATGTTGATATTAATGCCCACTCAGTTCCATCCCATAATAAAATCGCGCTAGAATGTTCTACCAATATTAGGTTACTTCCTAACTGAAAATTTGTTATGGGTATTGTTACGGTTCCTGAATTTTTGTTATGTAATATTTTTGTCTGACCTGCTACTGTTCCATCAGCAAGAGCGGTAGTACTAAAAGAACTATTATTACTAAGTAACGTTGTTGTCTTAGTAAGTAATATGAGTCCAGTGCTAGTAAGTGTTTGTACTGAAAAAGATAAACCCGTTCCTATATTTACAAGTCCTGTACCTTTACTCGCGATATTAAGACCAACGTTAGCGTTAGCACCTACTGATTCTATGGTAGGAGATACACCATCCGCATTACTAATTTTAAAATGATTGTCTGCGTTTGTTGTGGCAGGAACTTCTATAACCGCTGCTCCGTTAGCATCATTTATACCTGTTGTAATACTAGGGGAGGTTATGGCAGGAGTAGTAAGTGTCTTATTGGTGAGCGTTTGTGTATGAGCATTGAAAGTGAACTCGTCGTTACCTGTTAATAAAGGTAGTGTTATATTTCTGTCTGCTACAAGTTCTGATACCGCAACGACATACTTATGGTCTGCACTTGTATCATTTATTTTTGGTGTTGTTAATACTGGACTTGTAAGCGTTTTATTTACAAGAGTATTTGTTGAAGTGTCCAATACAACATTGCCTGTGATGTTTGGAATAGTAATAGTTCTATCCGCAGTAGGGTCTGTTACTACGAGAGTTGTTTGATGATTATCTGTTGTACCACCTTCAAAAATAATACCCTTAGTTGTCGCGTCAAGAGTAATGCCTGATGAAAGAGAAGTTCCTCCCAATATACCATAAAGTTCAGTAAAGTTTTCGTTAATCTTTTGTGCACCTTGACGAAGTGTATCGCCATTGCCGTCGTTTGCCGAACTTCCCTTATTTAATGTTTGATATGCCATTTATAATATTCCTAATTCTTTATTCTATTTATAATAGTTATTGACCCGTATTTTCAATTAATTATGTTTACCTTGGTCTAATGTTTCGAAAGCAAAGTCATTTGAGAAGTCGATACTAGTATCATCAAAGGTTGGTGATGTAGCAAGTTGTGCTTCCCTCAAACTATCATACTGATTACTTATCTGTTCAATAGTGATATTATTTTCACCATTAAATATCATACTCACAATTTCTGGTCTTATTCTACTAGTACTTGTTGTTCCATTTTCTGCGGTATCTGTAACTATAGAAGTATGGTCTAAGAATGCAGCGGTAGCGAATGATGCTTCACCATGAACAGCGAATGGTGGGGGTGGTTCGATAGTAACTGTCGGAGCAAGAATTGTATCCTGAACACTACTTACGATTTGTATTTCTGACCCTAAGAATGTTCCTGCAGGATGAACAAAAAGTTTGTAAGCATCTCTCCATGTATTTGCTCCTATACCAATTTTAATTAATATAGCATGCTTCTGATATAACTTATTGTCAGTAATAAACTTCTGACTTTCTGCTCCTATCTGGTCTCCAACATTAAACACTTGTTCTTTAGTGTATATAATATCTGGGTCTTCTCCAAAGAAAGTTCTAAAAAACTGTTGTATAGAATACTTAGTACCCTTTGACCTGAATAAAACATTAGAGTATTTTGATGCTGCGCGTTTATCCTGAAACCCTTCGAAGAAAGATTGACCTAATAATAATTCATCTTCTATATAAGAAAGTAAAGATAAATCTGTTTGTGTTATATCTCTATTAAGAAATAATTCATCAACAAGTCTAGAGGGTGATTCTGCTGAGTTCTCAAACTCATAGTATTGATCAAGAAGTGTAATTAACTTAGGATATTCTGTACGGAAAAACTCTGGGAGAATTTCCTTAACCTCATAACGAGGGAAAGATAGTTCTCTTCGATTATAATCTTTGAGAGTAATATCCTTATTTCTAGACATTAGTTGAGAATCCCTTCAGCAACATCTACGATTGAAGTGAATGATTTATCACCATCAAGTTGTATAACATCATTTCTAAGGGGAGAGATTGCGCTCTGGTTAGCGGGGACTGCGCTCAACTTAATAAATGAATTTGCCCCAACAACATCATCAACTTGTAGTCCAACAATATTTATTGTATCTCCTGAGTAATCTCCGACATTATCTACAACAACTGTAGAAGATACATTATCGAATACTTCAAGTTTATTAGTGTTCAATTTATTACGCAATACACAAGGATTACCACCGAACCTAAACTGACTTGATGTAATAACATGATTAACGTCATCGGTAGAAACAATATCTGCTGCATATCTGAGTGTATGATTTTCAACAGTAGTGAGTGTTGGAGTAAATCGTCTTTGCATTTTTATTTCTTGACGTGAGGATAGTACTGCTTTACTTGTCGCGTCAACTAGAGACAATACATTTGAACGTCTGAACGATTGTGAAAATTTACCTGTATTGTTAAAGAAATAAGTTTCGATTTCAGTATTAACGTTATTTTGTATTTGATTTCTTGATAGTGTTGTTAGGTTCTCACTAAATTGGAAGAACGTTGTTACTTCAATAAACGTTTTAACAGGGTCTTGGAATTTTACACTAAAGGATGCTACAGATAACTCATCTGAGATTTGTAATATTTCGTCTTTAATTCTTTGTTGTACTGTTTCAATAACCTCACTATTAAATAATATTGATACGAATACCGTACCATATTCTGGTTCAAGCGCATCTTCTCCACCAAAGGATTGTATGTCTGAAATAAAGGGTTGATAGTTTTTAAGTATCAGCGCAGAGTAATCTGAGGCAGTTACCATTCTGTTCTGTGATGCATATTGGAATGGAGCATTCTTACGAATACTTTCTATTCCTTCTTTTTCTTTACCACCAATAGCATTTGATACCGTTGATACTACTACAGAATATTGTACCACAGAATTACCAACAGGCACTGCTATAGTATTCTGCGGAGTAAATATCTTTGCCCCATTCGAAAGTCTCCCTGCTGAAGAAAGATATTCTATTTCTATTTTAGCACCAGCAGGAGGTGCCTTACCCAAAGTAACGCCATTACCAAACGATAATTCAAAATATCCGTTAGGTGCTTCTCTTAGTATATACAATGTAGAGTTCTCGTTGATAGAACGTGCGTTTACTATATTAGAAAATGTTGTGAAAGCAGAAGTTGATGGCGTGTCATATACCCTTACGATTGCGGTTGATAGGTCAAGATTTTTATCTGGTATTATATAAGTAGTGTTTGCAGATGCTTTAAGGGCAATAAAAGTTTTTGTTCGCTCTAAACCTTCAACTATTGATATGTTCTCTTCTCCTGCAACATCAGTAAAGACAAACACTCCATTATTATTAGTGGCAGTTATTGATTCCCTTGTTTGAAAAACATAGTTAATGTCATCAACACTCGTTTGAAATTTAAAGTTTTCACTTATATCAATTTTACTTGGAGCACCTGCCACAGAACTTAAATTTAAAGTTAGATTAACAACACCTTCAGCAGAGTTTCTTGAGTTAGGTACATAACCTATACCTTCCGCGAGGGATATAACAGAACCTCTTAGTTGAGCAGTACTTAGAAATGATTCATTCAACGCAAAGTTTGCGGTCAAGGCATTGTAGTGTGTGTTATAAGCAAGGACATCTAGAATACTTGAGAGACCTGATGCCTGAAAGTTATAACTATTAAACTCGCCTGAGTTCTCAAGAGAATTTTTTAAATTATTTTTTATTGCATTAAAATCTAACGCTGTGGATTGTATTGTCGTTGTCATTTATCTTAACCTTGCGAGATTGGTACTGAATTGAACTATTTCTGAAGTGCTTGTTATACTAAATGTTATTGTGACATCAATAGAGTTTTTGTATCCTTCTACATTATTCACTACAATATTTTGTATTTCTGCCCTCGGTTCAAATCTTGTTATGTTTGATATAATCTTGTCTTTTATAATACTGTCTTCACCGTAGTCTGCTAACTCAAATAAACTACTTCTGATATCTGCGCCATAGTTTGGTCTGAAAGGTTTTTCAAGTTGGTTAGTCATAATTAAATTTTTAACAGATTGTTTTACTGCGGCAGCATCAAGTTTCTTGAACACGTCACCCGTGGTTGTTTTAACCGATAATGTCAAATCAATATCAGTATAATTGCGTGTGCGACTTACGGGAACTGAGTTGGTTCCTAAGTCTGCGTCTTCTTGTGCGAATGCTCTTCTTGTCATATCATTATTTATACGTTTTAAACGAGTTTATTTTAATTTTTATCTGGTGTTGTTACAGTTTCTTCTTGTTCTTTAGGTAATATTTCAACAAGTTCTTTCTTTTTAAAGACCGTGTTATTAAATACTGTAAATAATTTACGTTTAAATTCTTTAGGTTTTATCTCATAATCTTCTGGAACTGATGGCATAAGTAAACCTATTGACGCAGTAAGACTTCCATCTGGATTGTACTCATCATAGTCTAGGTACATTTCTGTAAACTTAAGATGATCATTCCAATATTCTGCTACATCATAAGTCTTTTCGAAATCAATGAGACCATCAGTACCTATGACTTGATAGTAAACAAGTCTTCCGAATGCTTTCGCTGCCATTTCAATATTTCCAATATCGCTCGCAGTTCTATTATAAATACCTTCACTTACAATAAGTCGAACATCATTAAACCTATATGTGTTACCGTTAATTAACTCCATCGCGCGTGCATGCAAGGTAAGGTTGCGGGCAATCTCTCTTCTTTTATCTTCAAACTTAACGTGACGAAACGATGTTCTATCTCCCTTTGCTCCTAGAAACTTTGCTAAGGTTATACCACGACCAAGTCTTGTTCTAGAATTTAATTGTGGTTGCGTTTCTGGGTTATAGAATGGGTTGGGGGTTACGTTCATTTTCTAAACCTCTTTCCTTTATTCTCAATTGAATTACCTATAGGAGTATAACCATATTTAGAATTAGATTTACCCTCTGCTACTGTCCTACCTGTTAAATTCCCAGGAGGTATAGGATTCATATATGTATGGTTTAGTTTACCTTCAGCAATAAGTAATACCCCAACTTCACTTGGTCTTGTTTTTGATGCTTGCCTACTACTCTTATTTCTGAATGCTGAACGT